TCGCCCTTCTGCCCGTGTTTCGTCTTGGTATTATATGGATGCTTCGAAAGGCGTCGTATATAATTACGCGATACCTCGATACTATGATCGCTACCTTAAACCAGAAGACGAAAGACGAAAGGCCGTATTGGCTGCTGATGCGTATTCACGCTTCAGCAAGTCTTCTCTGGTGCGTTATATCGTGTCTCTGTGTGTTACATCTTTCCTTCCCTCTGCCTCCGTATCCAGTCGAGATACATACGCTTGGGAACAAAAGCAGATAATGAAATTTCGTGCCTCGAAACGTAGGATGCCCGATTTGGACCCCCCAACTTTTCTGGACGAGGATATCTTACGGTTTTGGCGCGATGAATATAATCTTCAACTAATTATTTAATTATGGGAAAGCAACCCTTTGTTTCACATGTTGTAAATGGCTATTCTCGGTATGATGTTCCCGAGAGTAAGGCTTTTACTTGTACAGCGGGTATTTTATATCCGGTGCGTATTGATTTTATTAACGCCCGCGATCGGGTGACTATCGAACAGGGTATTGATGTGCGTTCTAATCCTCTTGCTGTTCCGACGTTCAATCCCTACACTGTTCGCTTGCATCGTTTTTGGGTGCCTCTCCAGCTGTATCATCCTGAATTGAGGACGAACAGCAGCAAGTTCGATATGAACAATTTGTCGTTGAATTGGATTCCGGCGGTTTGTAATACCGGCAATATTTTCGGCGATAGTCCTGTTGTTCCTTCCAATAGTCTTATGGCTTGGCTTCGTGTTGGCATTAAGGAAATCATAGGAGATTCAACTATGCCTTCTGTTACTCCGGGTTCTACCTCCTTGCCTAGTAATGCCATTATAGGTTCTTGGGCTAATGCTGATACTTTGTTGGCTTATTGGGACATAGTTCGTAATTATTACAGCTATTCTCAATGGGGTGTTTATTCGTTTGCTTGGCCTGGGTCTTATTCTATTTACTATGATACTTCGACGCTTAAAACTACGGCATTCTTAACCTCTTCGGGAGCCTTTTTTTCACAGCGCTATGGGAACTTGGAGTTCCTTGATGCGTACTATGAGTCTCAATTCTATCCTTCGGCTGTGGCGACTACAAATAATACCTATAATCGCATGAACCTTTTTACCCAGATAGTTTTTAGCGATCTGGTTAATAATTCCGGTACATATGGTTCTGCTGGTGACGGTTATCCGGTTGTTCAGAATGGTGTTAAGTACACTGGATCAACTTTTGGTTCTTACGTTGGTACCGTCGAGCCTACTGGGAGTTCTGATGTTTATTTCAATTCGGTTGGATTGAACTATTTTCCTATGGCTGTTGTTCCTTCTAATCCTGATCGTTTCAGCCGTTTGATTCCCGTTGGTTCGAATTCTGCCGTTTCGATGACGGGTGTTTCGACTATTCCTCAGTTGGCTATCGCTTCGCGTCTTCAGGAATACAAGGATCTTCTCGGTGCTGGCGGTTCGCGTTATTCGGACTGGCTCGAAACGTTCTTTGCTTCGAAGATCGAGCATGTTGATCGCCCTAAGCTTCTGTTCTCGGCCTCGCAAACTGTTAATGTTCAGATTATTATGAATCAGGCTGGCCAGAATAATTTTGGAGGCCCTAGCGCGAATGGTCCTCTTGGTCAGCAAGGTGGATCTATCGCCTTCAACGCAAAACTCGGTCGTCGTCAGTCGTATTATTTCCGCGAGCCCGGTTATATGATTGATATGCTCTCCATTCGCCCCGTTTATTATTGGGCTTCGGTTACACCTGATTACTTGATGTATGAAGGCTCTGACTACTTCAATCCCATTTACAATGATATCGGGTATCAGTCTGTTTCTACGTTTCAGCTCTCGAATAAGACCCCTCGGACCCTTATTTCTTTTGCGAATGAGCCCTGCTTTAATGAGTTTCGTTCGTCGTACGACGAAGTTCTTGGCCAGATTTCCTCCGTATATGGCTCAGTTGAAAACAAACCACTTTACTCTTATTGGGTTCAGCAGCGGTCACTTTCTACGTTCGGTTTGAGCGATGCAAATGCGCGGCCTTATCATCCTATGCTTTTTGTCGATATGAGTCAGGTCAATAGCCCGTTCAAATCGAACGCTGAAGATAACTTTTTCGTGAATATGTCATACGCCGTTCAGAAGAAGAATCTCGTCAATAAGACTTTTGCAACTCGTTTGTCTAACCGTTAATATTGTATATTATGGCACTTGATTGGTTACTTGAGGATCCCGAGGAGTACGTTTCCCGTGGTCAGCGGATCCTTTCTGTTCTTGACGGCTCCGGCTCGATTGAAGTACTCCCTGGTCGCCCTGACGTTGAAGCTACTTCGTCGGATTTCGATAAGGGTGAGAAGTTTAACCCTGATATCGACTTTGATCCCAATTCGTTTTCTCGCATGGATAAGTTTGATGGACTCGAAGTAGGCCAGGAACTCATTGATTCTCAACTGGATGCAGGCAAGCCTGCTTCGGCCTCGTCGTCTACTGAAGAAAAATAGTACTATCTTTACTTGAAGATATATGTTACGTGCGCGGACCCCTTTTGCAGAGAGTTCGTGAATCCGCAAAGGTTCCCGGGTACCGACTGTAGGAGGGCCGCGTATTTTTTCTATCGTTCTTTAATCGTTATGATTATGTCTGACATTAAAACTCCTTGGTATAAGTCGAAGGCATTTTGGACCCTTGTTACTTCTATCGTTGCTGCCCTTTCGGCATTCTTCTTGTCGTCGTGTTCGGCGCAAGCTAAAGTTTATCGTAATGGTATTCATGTTGACACTGTTCGCGTAGATTATATTATTCGGTCAAACAATTTTACTCTTCCGTAGTATGGCTTCTTTTACGCAAGATCTTGGCCAGGCTATGGCTTCTAGCGCTGGAACCGCTTTTGGCAGTTCTGCTGGTTCTGGTCTTGGCAATGCCCTTTTTGGTGGTATTTCTGCTCGTCGGCAATGGAAGTATGCCCAGAAGCAGATGAAGCTTCAGCAACAGTATGCTCTTGAGCAGATGAATAAGCAGGCTGAACTTTCTTACGCTAACTGGCAGAAACAATTTGATTACGAGAATAAATACAACGATCCGTCGAAGGTTTTTGCACGCTATCTTAATGCTGGAGCTACTCCCGCCGCGGTTCTTGGCTCGTCTGGCGTTGGTATTAATGCTACTATGTCTGGTGGCTCTGCCCCTATGCCTAGTGCTTCTGGTCCTTCTGGTGGATCTGGCTCTATAGGTGCAGGCGCTTCGTTTGCTGGAGATCCCACCGCCATCGCTCAGCAAGAAGTTATTCGTACTGCTGCTGCTCGTAACCGTGCTGCTGCTGATCGAGACGAGGCTGAGGCCGAGGATATTCGTAATAAAATGCCTACAAAGGACCAAGGTCAGGAACTTATTGAGCTTGAGAAACAAGTAAAACAGGCTGGTATTGACAGTCAGTCGGCTTTGGCTTCCTATTATGGCGAGATGGCTATCAATCAGGCCGCTTATAACAAGTACGTTGATCTTTCTGCGACTTATGACTTTCTGCGTATACAATCTGCTTATGCAGAGCAAGTGGAGCGCACTCGTCGATTCCGTGCTGAAAATGATGCTGAAATCCCCCTCTTGGAACAGTCGGCTGCCGCCAATCTTGCCTATCTTTGCGCTCTCGCTTCTGCTTCTAATGCCGCCGCTCGTGAGTCTTGGACTCGTTCTGGTCTTCTGAGTATTCAGCAGAAGGATATGCAGCGTATGTTTGAGGTTACCTGGGATACCCCCGTTAAAGTTCCCCTCGTTGATGACAAAGGTAGGCCTACTGGAGAGTATGAGGAAATTACAGGTCGTGAGTATTATTCGTATCTTCGTGGGCTTGAAGTTGGATCTGGAAGGCAGAGTCTTTCTGGCGCTTGGTTCCGGATTCGCAAGGATAAGAATGCGCTCTTTTATGATGTCACGAAATCTTTCGCTACCGCCGCTGGTATTTATGCCGCTTCGAAGGCTGGCGGCCCTGCTGGATCTTCGGATGTTGGCACTGTGACAGGTGGAACAAGCTCTTCTACTCGTACGACTGTTTACGATGGTAATGGCAACATTAAGGGCTATGTTATGAGGGAAATGACTGGAGAATCCCATAATGCGAGTCGTAGTCGTCGCACAAAGCGTTAAATTGAACAATTCTCTTCCGATTTTTACCTGTCGTTGTGTTTATTTCTTGCTATATTTGTGGAGTCAAAATTTTATTACTATGAAAAAAACACGATCTGAACTATTGGATGAATTTATTTCGCTCTTGCTTAAGCATGGTTGCCTTAAGAGATTCATCTTTAACTATCGCTGCGCTGGTCATGATTACACCCTTAGTGAGTACTTCAAAGCGATCCGTCCAGCTGATTGGCTTGCGAGTGCATTTGTTTACTCTGACTCTCTTGAGCCGGCTTATTTCTGGATAAACATTAGCCGCATATGGCGTAGATACCTTAATAATTTATCGTAAAACCTTTCTATTATGATTCATTTCTGTTTCCGCCGTCTTAATCCGGCTCTTTCGATCGATCTTTGCACCGTCGGTACTGTTCAGGATAAAGAGTTTCGTCCGCTCGATCCTGATCAATTTTCTCGCCTTCAGGATTTTTTGTCTTCGGTCGGTCTTTCTGATTTTATTCAGCGTAGTGATATCAGTTCTGAAGCTTATGTACTCCATGGCAAGGTAGTTGATTTGCTCAGAGCTGTTAATCCTGATCAGATTGATTGGTTCCAGGATTCGTTAATTCTCGTTGTACCCTTTAATTTTGATGATCATGAGTCGACGGAAAAAGAAGAGTAAGGGATCTCGGGTTGTGACTCGCCCTCTCGGTGGTAAAGTTCTTTGATTTTTTCCCGAAATAGGCGCGGACAGCCGAAGGCTGTTGCCACCCACGAAGTGGGTAAAGGACTCCGCGTCTATTTCTCCATTTGCTCGCAGTCGACTTGTCGAATCGAGCGCCGTAAAATACTAAATTATGGATATCTATGACGTTCCGAAATTTTGTCCTATTGTTTCTGGTTCTCCTCTTTGCTGGTCCGTCGCATTTTATAGAGGACGTCGACGAATCGTAATAGGCTGGTTCGAGTCTGAGTTTTCGGCCCTCGACTTCCTCCGTCGATCCAAACTCGATTATCCTTTTCTGCGTTTTGATTGTCTGAAATCTATGTTTTGATCATGGCCTGTCAGTCTCCTATCTGGATTCGTAACCGTCGTTATTACGACAAGATGAACCCCTCCCGTTCTTGTTCTGATGTTGCGCGTTCTGCGCTTGCGCTTCGTCCCTGGGATGTTTCTCGCCAGTGGCTCATGGTTCCTTGTGGTAAGTGCGAGGACTGTCTTCGGCGTCTTCGTAACGATTGGTATGTTCGGATAGAGCGTGAATTGGCTCGTTGTAAGGCTGAATCACGGCAGGCCATTTTTATTACTATAACTATTAATCCTCTTCATTATGACGACGCGCTTCTCAATCCTTCTGCGTTTATCCGAAAATGGAATGAGCGAGTTAGACATCGGATCGGCCATTCCTTTAAGCATTGTTTCTTTCAGGAATTTGGTACTCACCCGGAAATTGGGTCCGAACCGCGTTTGCATTTCCATGGGTTCCTCTTCGGCACCGACGTCTTGTACAATGAAATCCGGTCAGCGGTCTCTGACCTTGGTTTTGTCTGGCTCTCAAAAGCTACGCTTAAGCGTGCACGATACTGTGTCAAATATGTTGTTAAACAAATTGGTTTTGACCCCGAGCAAATCCGAGATAAGTTTATTACTGTAGATGGAAAATTACAATCGCTATCTTCCCTTCTTGAGCACAAACGCTACACCCGGAAGTTTGTCAGTGCTGGAGTTGGTGATTTTTTGGGTTATAAGCCTCGCCCTTCTGCCCGTGTTTCGTCTTGGTATTATATGGATGCTTCGAAAGGCGTCGTATATAATTACGCGATACCTCGATACTATGATCGCTACCTTAAACCAGAAGACGAAAGACGAAAG